CATTATGCCACCTCCTCAAAAAAGCTTTCGCTCATTGTGGGGCAACTGGCTGGACTATAAATAAATTCCAAGAACTTACCTCAGTCTGCCATTAAATAAATATCACAAGTAGATGTTTGCGTGGAGTGGCCAGTTTGACCTGTTATACCAACAGCTTTAACTGGTGTAGTAGAAATTGCTCTATATGCGCTAGTATTATATGTTACTGCTATATCGTCTCCAATCTGAGTCCAGTTAGAACCTCCAACTGTTCCCGGTGAAGATTTTAGTGTACCATAAACTTTAAAAGTTGCATTTTGGTTACTATTAGAGCTTCCTGTATTAAAAATTTGTATACCTATTCTACTCTTACCTTCTACATCTGTTTCTGTCAATACTACTGAAGCTGAAGCTGCAGAAGTATCTTCTACCGTTGCTGTAGTATTACTTGCTGATGTCGTTACTGCAGTTGTAGTTGTCACTCTTAATGAAGTGTCTCCACTACCGTCCGCAACAAATTTATCGTATTCGCGTCCTCCGCGACTTCCTTTTAATGCCATTTTTACCTTTAATTTTTTAACGTCGCATCCTTTCGGGATGAATCGACATATTTTGGGGAAGACTTAAGGCTCTTCCCCATAACCTTGCGTATGATTTATAGTTAAATTACTTTAACTTTAGTCGAAGACAATTAATCCAGACTCAGGTCTGATAATCTTTAGACCATATCTCAAAGAGAGATATGAACCAACTATACCAAATCCGGGATTAGCTTCTTCTGCAGTTACACCACGTCTCTCGACGTAGGCCATCTGTTTCACGGAAGTATCGAAAATTCCGTAACGGTCGTGTGGGACCCATGCGTTCTGCATAACTGTGAGACCAAACAAAGAACCAATTACTCCACTTGCGGCTGCTGGTTGTAGATGTTGAGCATCTGAACCTGCGAAACCGTCGGAACCAGTTCCAAGACCACCAGCTGTACCAAAAGCTGTGGTAAAGTCTGCTAAATTAAGTAAGTTTCTGTAGTGTGAAGGGGAAACCAAAATTAAATTTGGATTCATTCCTTTTGCACCCATTAACTCAATAGCTCCAGTTATATCAGCCAAAGCAATACGGGAAGTTCCTGTACTTGTACTTTGTTGATAGTGTGAACCTGCGTTATCACTGAAAGGGTCTAAAGCTGCTAATTCTGCTGCAGTGTAGTCACCGTAGTCAACGAGCCTGTCACCAGCGGATGCTGAAGCCCCAAAGAATGCTCCATGAGGATTGTTAGCGAAAGTTGCTAAATTAGCGTCAGTCTGGTCTTTAATAATTGCTCCAGAATATCCAGTACCAAACGTAGCGTTATAAACACCGAAAAGGGCGTTCATAGCGTGTTGTGTAATGTGTCTTTCTAAAGCTTTCTTAGATTCGTTTAGAGCCAATTCAACTTCATTGAATCGAGAATCTTCTATCATTCTACGAGTTACCGCAGTTGCTATTCCCCATTCTTTAACGTTGATACGCTCATTTCTCATTAATGTGTGTTGATATGATGGTGTTGTACCTTCTTCAATTTCTTCCATAGCCATGCTTGGCTTTGCAATAGTTAAATCAATGTCTCCACCTGTATCTGTTGTCATAGGTTCACAAAACATGCTGATTACGTCTAGATTAGTAGACTTGTAATCTTGCAGAGCGTCTTTAAAATCAACGAGAACACGGTTTGCTACCGTTGAACTTGTTACGTCTCCTGCATTTGCAGATGTTAGGATACCTGTATTTGCTGTTACCATATTATCTTATCTCCTTAAATAATCATACACTTTACAAGACCGGCTGCGCCGCCTCCAAGTGCTCCATCTTCTAAAGTTATTGCGCAAGGTGTACTGTCGAAACCTTTTGCATCTGTTCCTTGTGAATAAGCTACAAGCTGTCCACCTGTGGTTGCATGCGGCATGAGCATTTTTGCTCCATCTACATCTGCACAGTTGATTCTAACTATTACTCCTCGTCCTGTGACTACACTAGCTACATCGCCAGATGCACAGTCTACTAGAGCTACTCCTATAAAAGTTGCGGAAGCATCACTTTGTTCTAACTGGTTGACTGTACAGTCTCCAGAACCTACGTGAGTTACACCAAGTGCGTCTCCTGCTGTTAGTGCTTCACCAGCTGTGAATTTCATAATTCTTGCTGGAGCTCCACCATCATTTACTAATATTTCTGTTGCCATATTTAGTTACCTCTTAGCGCTTCTTTATTAAGCGCAATTTTTCCGTCCTTCATAGCGAATAAACGGGTTGTTTCTTCTTCTTCAGCCTCTACTGGGCTTTCTTCGTCATCGTGGGCCTTGCCTTTTCCAAAAGTTCGCTCGGTTGCTTCTGGCTCTGGAATTGCTTCCAATGCAGTTGCAAAACCATCTAGTTTGGTTTCTTCCCAAGCTGATAGTTCTTTCTCACGTGCTTCCTTTGCTTCCTCATCGATTGATTTGAGAACTAACTCTTTAGATACAATCTTTGAAATGAATGCTCCTTTACGTGCTTTTGCTTCTGCAACTGCGCGTTCTTCAGCTTCCTTTTCGAAATTGGCGATTGTGTCTAATGCTTCAGTATATTTTGAATTTACTTCTTCGAAAGATGTGGTCATCTCTGCAAGTTCATTCTTAACTGAGGCAAACTCTCGCTCGACTATTGACTCGGCGTCTGACTTATTTACTGTTTCTTCAGTCATATTTAAATCCTCTTTTGAGTCTTCGCATTCCGTTCCTTCCTCGCAGCTATCGCAGCAAGTTTTTTCTTCATTACTTTCATTATGGTCTTCATGTGTATCACACTCACCATCTATAGTGCAAGACTCACAGACTGGAGTCGCAATTTCATTATCAATAAAACTTATTTCGGCTGGTCGTATATCAGTAGCGAATGGTTCTCCCATGACATCAACGTCATTTGAAGCCCAGTCAATACTAACATGCGTAATATCGCCGTCATCAACCTTATTTAGCACCTCACGTGCCCTTTCATTTGCATTTTTATCGATTTTAGCCAGCATTTTAATAGCTGTCTTACCATCTTCAGTTTCTACTACCTCTGGACTAACTGCTTTACCAATTAAATCCTCTGGTGTACGCTGGTGCGTATAATATATAGGTAACTCCTTAAAGTTTCCTACACTATTAGTTATAATGGACGGTTCTATATAAACCTTTTGGTCTCCGTCAGCATCGTGAAGCCCTGATGTTATAGCTGTAACAGGGAATTCTACAAAATCTTCTACAGTGGAAAGCTCTCCAACCCCTACTGCAAAACTTCTTGTTTTCTCCTCATTTGTTCTATCTCTAGCGAAATTTCGCTCAACACCATTATCGTCAGCCCATAGCTTACACATATTAGCTGCCATAACCTCATAATCCTCAACACCTCTCTTCTTAAGGGTTTGAGCCGTCTCTAACGTGCACTTTTCGTACTCACTCATTCTTTCTATCTCCTGTGGCATTTGCCGCTGGTTTATTACCTCTATTCTCGGTTCTCTTGCTTTCTTCTTTCTTATCTTGGTCTTTACCACCAGAAACATTAACGTTCTCAGCAGTGTCCTGCATTTCTGAAACTCCTGCAGGATTCATACCACGTTCCATTCTTACCTCTTCTGGTGAAAGCACACCCTCAGCGAGGTAAACCATATCTGTCTTAGCCTTTACAAAGGAGTCATCAACGTTGATTTGGCGGAACTTAAATTTTGCGTCCCCAAGTTGCGGAAGTAACTGCGAATTGAGTGCAGCTTCCACGGACGCTTGTAAATATCTAACATATGGTTCGAAAATTGGTCTTGCTTGTTCTGGTTTTTCCCACATTGTTATTGGTACTTTAAGTGCCATATGAATCTTTTTTGTAATATCATCCATATATTTACCATATTCGAATGCTCTCTGGGTACCTTGAAGTTCCTTGACAACAATATCGTTACCATGAATAATGTCTTCGCCGGGTTCCAAGGAATTGAATGCGTCCACAATTTCGTTAATTTTATCAGGACCATAAGGCATATCGGGGAGTCCAGCGCTAATATCAAACCTACTAACAGCGTATTTGTTGAGAGCAGTGCCAACATCCCGTTCTGCATAATCTTTAAGGTCAACCAAATAAAGAATTGGATGGATGTCAGAAAGACCATAAGCGTAATCATCGAATGTGTTGTTAAGTAAGTGCACCATTTCGTCTTCTTCGAATCGTATATCTTCAGCTGCTGAACCCACTTTTTGATAATAATATTTAATTTGGCCATTTTCATCCCTCTGTATATACATATTTTGTGAAGAACGTAAGACTAGGTTATCACCTGTCCATTCTAAATAGCTCGTACCAAATATTCTTGCATTACGCAACCAACCGTATATAAGTTGGTCTATATTTATTTCCTTAAACATTGCTGTTATGGAATCTCTTAAATTTTCATCATCCGTAACTATATCCCAACCATCTTTACTTGCATAAAGACATGGGAGGTCTATCAATGTTCTAACTAAAGGGTCGCTAAGGTAAACATCCATGTATGCCTTACCATCGCCAATATGTCTTTCATAATCGTTTCCAAACCTTCCTTGTTGTAAACGTAGTCTTCTTATTACACCTTCACCATAACTGCGAGGTTCATCTTTTGCATAAGATGGGTTGCTACCAACGGTAGCGAAAGTACGCCTACTAAAAGGCCAATAATCGCGGAGAGCCATTTAATTCACAAATATATATCCAATGTTACTATATAAAGGTTTTCCCTATAACCACCTTATCTTACGCTTAGAAAAGGGATTCTGACGTTTTTTAGACGTAAATACTCCCATATTTCCAGAATTCTTTCCTATACTGCTGTTATTATAGCTTCTCCTCTTCTCT